CTTGATATAGATAATCACGGATATAATAGAGGACGTGATAATATAGGAAAGCCTGTCAAGGGACTTACCAAAAATGCAATGTAATAAAACAACAGAATAAACTGTACAAATTAACTTACATATAATTATATGGCAAAGAAAAAGAATACAATTCCGAGCGGATTTGAAGGTATTCTTGATAACATCTTTACTAACCCTGAAGAGGGGGAGGGTGTTACCAACATTGATGATATGAATACATTTGAGGATCCAATCGATGATGAAAAGATACTTAATGAGCCGCCAGTGAAAGATCCTGAGGACGGCAACAAACCGGATCCAAATACACCGGATCCAAATGCACACGTGGATGATACTCCGGAACCTCCGGTAACCGGCAATCCCGAACCACCAGTAGATCCTAATCCGGATCCAGATCCTAACGATAAGCAGGACGGGGATCCAACGCAAGATGACATCATTGAGGCTCAGCAAGTGGGTCTTTTCTTTGATGCTCTTGGAGAATCTCTCGGGTGGAATATGGATGAGATCGATGAGAAAGATAGACCTCTTACAGTAGATCAGCTTACAGATTATATGAAAGCTGTAGTAAACGAGAACTCCAAGCCTGAGTACGCGGACGATCGTATACAGGCGCTCGACGAGTACGTAAAGAATGGAGGTAAGTTTGAAGATTTCTATCGTAAACAGCAAGAGGCTTTAACTCTTGATAACATTGATCTCGAAGACGAGAATAATCAAAAAGCAGTTGTACGTGAACTTATGCAGCGCAGTGGTTATACTGATGAACAAATTAATAAAAAGATTTCCCGCTACGAAGATAGCGATATGCTGTATGAGGAATCAGAGGATGCTTTGGATAGATTAAAGGCATTACGCCAGAAAGAAGTAGAAGAAGCTACACGACAGCAAGAGGAACTGGCTAGACAGCAAGAAGAGCAATCAAGAGAATTCTTCAATACTGTTAGTAAGGATATAAACGAGCTTACTAACATTAGAGGTATAGCAATCCCTAAAGAAGATCGTAAGGCTTTGTTCGATTATATTTTCAAAGTGGATCAGAATGGACAGTCTCAATATACTAAAGACTTTAACAAGAATTTATCAAAGAATCTGATCGAATCGGCCTACTTCACAATGAAGGCTGACTCCCTTATATCTAGTGCAAAGAACACCGGAGAAACATCCGCTGCTGAAAAACTTAGGAAAATGTTAAGGCATAGTGCAAAGAATCATAGCACTTATAATGCCGATGATAAACAAAAGTCAGTAACCGACCTTATAGGTGGTATGTTCTGACGCACACAATTATAAATATATATGAATAATACTTTACTTAACAATCTTCAGCTTTATCGCGGAAAACGTTTTAGCGATTTGGTTGATGAGAACATGATTTCAAACGCACTGCTGACCAAGCCTCATGAGATTTCTGGTCTGCTTTCACTGGTATTTGGTACAAAAGATGATGGTATTTCAACTACTATCGACCTGCTGACTGGCGGTCTTGGTAAGACTATGATCGTCGAGAACCGCGAGGTTGAGTGGGCTGTACAGATCGATGCTGATCACGCAGTTAATATTCGTTTCGCTAAGTGGAACGGTCAGGAAGTAACTCTCGCTAACTATGCTACTATGACTCCTGGTCTGGGCAACAGTCCTATTTATCTTGGTCTTGAGGAGCGCTGGTTCGGTCCTGGTGCTGTTCTTTCTTTCGATGACTTCCACTTCCAGGTTCGTACTACAGGTCTTCCTTATCAGGATGGTAGCACTTGGGTATATGAGTGCTATGTAATTGACGGTTCACAGTCTGCTTATATCCCTGGTGAGATGCTGCTCCCTGGTCGTCAGGTAAGCCGTATCGGTTCAGCTTATGAGGAGTACAGTGATGAGGCTGATATCATCAACTATCAGACTCCGTTCAAGATGCGCAATCATCTGCAGAACCTCCGTCTGACATACGATATTACTGGTGATGCTTATAGCACCGTACTTGCTATTGCTCTGACTGATCCTGAGACTGGTAAGAAGTCTTACCTATGGTCTGACTATCAGTATTGGAAGGCTCTCCGTGAGTGGAAGAAGCGTGAGGAGACCGCTTTGTTGTTCTCTAAGAGCAACCGTCTGAGCGATGGTACTTATATTAACAAGGGTACAAATGGACGTCCTGTTCCTACGATGTCTGGTCTGTTTGAGCAGATTAGCCCAGCTAACATCCGTT